GTCAATCGTGGCAATGCCTAAAAGTGTTACCAAGGTGAGAAAAGACGGAATTGAGTTTGTCTCTAGCGTGGACCGCGTCCAGTATACGATTATGGAACTGTCTAGAGCTGCACTTAGGGATACTGCGAAGTTGTTGCGTAATCGCATCAAAAGTATGGCTCCCGAAGATACGGGCAACTTAAAACGCAATATCGGGAGTTGGGTGCGCAAGGCAGCTGACGGCGAAATGCCCTATTTACAGGTCGGGGTGTACGACAAGGAGAGGGCGGCTAAAAAGGGTTTAAAGCATGCCTATTACGCTGGTTTCCAGGAATTCGGCACAAGCAAAATGAGTGCGGCCAACGGCGGTCGGGGTTTTATTAGACCGGCTGTTATGGATAGCATAGATGAGGTCAGGATCATACAAGGCAAATACCTAAGTGAGATCGAAAATGAAAACAAAGCCCTAGGTCTGATAGATGAGAGCGAGGAGATTGCTGATGATTGAACAATTTGGGAAAAAAGAAAGGCCCATCATTTAACAGGCCGGTTATATTTCTTGAGCAAGTCTTCAATCGCTTCCTGAATGTATTGTGCCTGTGGCACCCTTGTCTCTTTTGACAAGATTTTTAACTTTTCACAAACATCCTTGGTCACATAAGTGGTAAATCGTATTTTCTCCACCTTAACAACACCTCCTTTTATATCATAACATTAAAACGTGTGATTGTAAATGTAATAACTTTATGATACACTGTATATGGGAGGGAAAGGGGGGAGATAAAGTGGTGGTTTACAAATACACCAACAAAATAAATGGTAAAGTATATGTTGGAATTACGACTCAAAAATTAGAGAACAGACACACTTTGCACTTGGCGAAGATCAATGACGGGACGTATTTTCATAACGCGTTGAAAAAGTATGGTGCTGAAAACTTTTCGCTAAACATTATTGACGAGGCTAAAACACTAAAGGAACTTAGAGAAAAAGAGAAATATTGGATAGCATATTATAATAGTTACGCTTTTGACGAAAGTGCAAATGGATACAACCTTACCATAGGCGGGGATGGGATTACAGGATATGTGTTTAGTGAAAAAGACAGAAGAAAGATGAGCAAAATAAGGCGAGGGAAAAAGCACAGTAAAGAAACAATAGTAAAGATGAAGCGTGCCCAAAAAGGTGATGCACATTGGACGTGCAGAAAAGAATACCCTCTAACCCCAAAAGTGCTAAAGCTTTGCAAAGATAATGCTAAACGCAATTTAGGCAAGCGGCACTCAGAAGAAACAAAAGCTAAAATGAGTAGGGCACATAAGGGAAGACCATTAAGCGAAGCTGCCAAAAGAAAAATATCAGGTGCTAACAACTATAATGCAAAGTCGGTAATCTGTTTAACTACAGGAGAGGTTTTCGGCGCCATAAGCGAAGCATCCAAACAATATGGCATTAACGCTTCAAACATTGGTGAATGTTGCAAAGGGAAACGAATGTCTGCCGGAACACACCCTGATACTGGAGAAAAGATGATATGGAGGTATCGATATTTAAACACCTGTTTGCGGGTGTTTAAATTTTAGAGAAAAGAGGTGGAACTATTGGATGATTGAGCTCAGGAAAGCATTACACAAGCACCTAAAAACCATCCAATCAAGGGTATGTTTCCAACAGGCTTCGGACACGGAGCAGTTTCCGTACCTAACGTATAGCTTTGAGATGATTCCAGACGGTGAGGGTTTTGAATTAGTCACACTCGATATTGACGGCTGGGACATGCCCATCAGTGGTGACACGACCCAGTTAGAGAATTTGATGACAGATGTTGATCGAGCGATGAACAAAAAGACGTTAACCACAGATGACCTGGTGGTTAGTTTTTATTTAGACCGGAAACTGGCTTTGGAGGACGACAATCCGAAGATAATTCGCAGAAAGTACGTTTACCAAGGTCGCATATTTGAAAGGGGAGATAACTAATGGCTTTGACACAACAGCAAGTTGAAAATATCCAAATTGACCACGGGATTGTGTTTGTTAATTACGGCGAAGAAGACCAGAAACAGCTTGGGCCTACGCGCGGAGGCGGAGAGTTTACAGTCACCAAGAATATTCGCGACATTGAATTTGATGGCCGCAAAGGAAAAACGAAAGGCTTGCAGGTGGTTGACGAGATTGACGCTCAGCTCACTGTCACGCACCTGGATGCGAGTTTGGAGACACTCCAGCTGGCCATGCCCTATGCGAAGTACGATGAAACGGAAAAAAAGATCACCTGCGG